AAATCTATCACAGAAGATGATGCTAAAAAAGCTCAAGAAGATATGACAATTCATGCAAATTCCCCAACTTGTCAGACAATTATACAAATTGTGTGAAAATTAGAAACAATTCTGACAATTCTGACAATTAATCAATCTGTCTGACTTTAACACTTTGTTATGAAACTGTTGACTTTTATATGCAAAACTGGTACTATTAGGTTGCAACAATTAATACGGAACATTAAGTCAGGAGTGAATGAATATGAAATACAATCAATACTACAATAGGAACACAATGAATATCGAACACCTTGCTAAAGATCTTGAAAAGCAAGGCTATACCTGTAAATTATCCGAAGATGGAGATTATTTATGTGTATACCATCTCTGTTTTTAGATTATGTTGAAATATCCCTAACAGGATATAAGGACTGGTCTGTTACTTATTATAAGCCATTTAAAGAGATAACATTCTATAAAGCGGCTACAAACTGGTCAGTAATCAAGCTACTCAATAAACTCTTGGTAGAAGGATAAAAATTAGGAAAGGTGAGAACATACAATGAAAAGAAGTAAAAAACAAGTTAATGAATTTTATAAATACTACGCAAAGAAAAAAGCGGATGCAGTCACAGAATTCATGGATTATAATGGACTATGGGGAGAGTTTAAAGTGTCCGGCTATAAGCGTCCAACAATGTTTCTGAAATGGGTAAAGGGCATCGTAGTATACCCGGATGGTAGTTTTGAACAGTCTGATGATTGGATTGCATCAAGGTTCAGAAAGGAGTAGCAATGGCTTTAAAGGGTACAGAAAGAATAACAACCAAGTGGCAGGATATAAATCCATATAAAATCAATGAAAAAGAATTAGCCAGACTTTATACAAGTCTGGCTAAACGTCTAAATCAGCGCATGGTTCGTTTAGAGAGAGCAGGATTTACTTCTGAATCCGGCGGTGCATACGCTAATTACAATGTAATTCTTAAAAAGTTCGGATATAACAAAAGAATAAGAGAAAAAATAAAGTTGGATTACAGCGATCGGAACGTCCTTTATATGCAGATTTCTTCTATGCGTAAGCAGGTACAAATGATGCAGAATGTCTTAAAAGCAAAAAGTTCTACGGTGCCAGGTTGGAAGTCGATCATAAAAAAGAGACGTGAGAAGCTGTCTGAATATGGACTTGAGTTTAAAGATACAAGTGAAATGAGTGCTTTTTTCCAGTCTTATGCTTTTGAACTTATAAGTCTTTTATACTCTTCTGAACAGGCTGTAGAATTCGTTGGTAAAGCCTTGCGTGATGGCGACACAATGAGTGAAATAATTAGCAAATTAGAGGAGTTTAGAGATCGTACGGACATAGACAGAGTGGATGATGTAGCAAAGTCACTAGGATTCTCTGGAGAAGCAGAAGCATTAAAATATAAATACAAGGGGTAAAAAAATGGTTATAGCAGGATATCCAGTATTATCATATAAAGACTATGATTACATGCGTCTTTTTGACGGTAATTTCATTCGCAAAAGTAATGCAGGACACTTCCAGTCTTTTTATGAAAAAATAATAACGATTGATACTGAAACGTATGTTTCAGATACAGAAGATATAGGCTGGGTAACTGATTGGACTATAACTATAGAAAATGATTGCTGTTTGTACGGTAATCACGTACGTAATCTTATCAATACGATTGACCGGATCTGTGACACATTGCGTGCCGATAAAGAGCATACAGTACGATTTTATATCCATAATCTGTCATATGATTATATGTTTTTAAGGAATCATCTGCTAGAAAAGTTTGGAGTTCCTGACCGTAAATTAGCTGTTAAAACTCACCGGTACGTATTTATGCAATGGCAGTCTTTTGGACTTGAAATAAGAGATTCTGCCATACTTACTCAACGTACTCTTGAACGTCTCTGTAAGGACATGGGGACACTTGAAAAAGCTACTGGTACATGGGACTATAAAAAGAAAAGAACTCCGGAATCTGGACGTACTGTAAAGGAAATGACATACGTCTGCATTGATACGATTTGTCTTTGTAAAGCGTTACGACTTTATTTATCACAAAGAAACGTGAACGTAGCCACTGCCCCACTGACTAATACAGGCTTTATCCGTAATCAAGCAAGATCACGTTCACGTAAGGACAAGAAATGGCATAAGAAATTTATGTCAATGCAACTCACGCTAGCTCAGTACGAGTTACTCACAGCCTGCTATCACGGCGCCTATTCTCATGCGAGCAGATACTATGTCAATCAGTTAATTACTGAACCGGTGGAGTGCTACGATTTTATAAGTTCTTATCCAGCTAGAATGGCGTATGAAAAGTTTCCTATGACAAACTTTGTAGAAACAAAGTTATCCTTACAAGATATAATGGATTTAAAAGAAAGTTATGCTTTTGCCGGCTATATCCGACTGAAAAAATTACGTTTGAAAAAAGATCACCCTATGCCACCGCTTGCTTTTCACAAAGCAAAAGTTTGTGTATTTCCAGATGCAGAGATTATAAGCAAAAAGAAAGCTATGGAATTGAACCTTGATAATGGCAAGATCGTAAACGCAGATCTTGTCATATATCCCTTTACGGATCCGGATTTGCAAGTCATTTTTGAAGCCTATGACTTTGAATGGGCTGACGTTTCAAACGTCATAAGAGCAAAGAAAGACTATCTTCCGGATTGGTTGATATCTTATATGATTGAATTATTTGAGCATAAGAATACGCTGAAACATGCTGACCCTGTGTTATATATGATTTCAAAAGGCGAACTAAATGGAATCTACGGCATGATGGTTCAAAAGATGATACAATCCATGTTTGAAGAAGATTATGAAACTGGGCTATGGTCTGATGTTTTAAGTGAATCAGAATATGAAGAAAAGTTACAAAAGTATTACAGAAGTCGTAACAGTTTTTTACCATATCAATGGGGAGTATGGGTGACAGCCTATGCGCAGGCTGAGTTATTCGAACTTGGGAAGTGTTGCAAAAAATGGTATTACTCAGACACCGATTCCGTTAAGGGTACAGACTGGGATAGAAAAAAACTTGCTGAGTATAATGATAAAGTAATGAAAAAATCTACAGAACGTGGACTTGGAACTGTAGTGTTTAATGGGGAATCACATACACTTGGTATTGCCGAGTTTGACGGCATTTACAATGAATTTAAAACAATGGGTAGTAAGCGTTACTGTTACCGCGAAAAAGGAAAACTAAAACAGACTGTTGCAGGAGTGCCAAAAGACGGCGTTTATTGTCTTGATGATGACATAAATAATTTCGAAAAAGGTTTTATCTATAGGAATAGTCTCACTTATCGCAGAAACTACCGTCGTGCGAACGACTGGAAAAAAGACCCAAGTTGGAAACTTAAAACGGAATATCTGTATAACAAAGGAATTAACAAAATAGTTGTTGATGGCTGTGATATAGAGTATGGTTGCGCAATCCGTTTATCCGATACAGAGTATGAGTTGGATCATACGATTCCGTATGATAAGGAAACAGGGTTGCCGTTGCCATTTGAGACAAAAGAAGTTTTATATAGTTAAAAAAGGGATGCAAATTTGCATCCCTTTTAAATGTTTCACGTGAAACATTTACATTGTAATTGATCCTCTGTGAATTTGTACCTGTGTTACGGTTGTCAAGGTTCTGTAGTTGTGTTTGTCATCGCTAATATCATACAGAGCGAGATAAATCTGTCTCGCTCTGAAATTAAGCTGAGCCGGAATGTGATAAAAATCAGATCCGGATTTTACAATCACAGTTGTTGGATAACATGTATAACCGTTTCCATCACCAACAAAGGAAGTTGAATAGATTCTTCCGATATAGTATTCTGTACCATTACAAATAAGTTCTCCGCTGTTTGGAAAACAAACATAATCGCCCCAGATGATATTGCTGGTGTTTTCTTTGTAATTTGTAACGATCACCCAACTACTTCCTGGAGCTGCTATAAAATCTCCTGCTTCAAAGTTTGAAGTTACATCATAAAAGGATGGATGGCAAGAGCCGGTCTTTACTGCTTCCGCAAGGTAGCTAGCGAGTCGTTCTTGTCCGGTTGTGTTTGGGTGAAATCCGTCCGAGCCCATGAATCCGTCAGCGTGTAAAATATATTCACTTCCATTAAGATAGGTCCATTTTTTCCGCTGTGTGTTATACACACTCTTTGCAATTTTGAACCTGTTCCACTGGGTGCTGTCTACTGACCATGCAACCATTGCTACAAAAATTTTAGCATTCGGAAATCGTGTCTGTGCCACCCCATAAAAGGCATTGATTGCATTTTCAATTTCTGAATAAGTACCGAACTCATTGTAACCCCCTACAACTAAGATCTGCTTTACAGATGGATCAGCGTCAATCTGATTCAAAAGCATAAGGAATGAGTTGTTAGATGTTGAAAAAGAAGCACCACCATTGCTTTTGATAGTTACATTATCAATAGAGCAGTAATCCAAAAAGTGCTCTGTCCAAGGAGTTATGTTTCCATCCGGGGTATATCCTACTGTGTAGCTGTCACCGATAATGATAGTTCTGCCGCTTAAATCAAATAAACCGTCTCTTTTTTCAAGATCAGAAATCAGTTTACCCTGTTCGGTTACTGTGCCTTTTAATGGTTCAATTTCATCCGTTAAGATTTTTTTCGTTGCAGCGTCAACTACTTTTCCAATCTCTCCGGAATCTAGTGAATCTTTAATTGCTTCGTCAATCTGCTTTTGTGCGGTTCCTTTTATGTCTGACCATTCTTTATGATCCTCTCCTGCCTGCTTTGCTACTTTTAATAAGTAGTCTAGGTTCATGTCCTGCATAGAACCGTGAGGATACGTATTAATCATTATGTGCTCTCCTTCCTATTAATAAACCAGAATCAGTAAGTCACTGGCAAATAATCCTGTACAATAATCTATAAACGATTGCTTCCTTAATTGTAATTCGCTTTCTAACATTTGCTGAGACGTTGTCACACCTATGTTTCCGTGAATCTGCCCGGTATGGGTCGTAGTCCCTTTTTCTGTATTTTTTTCAGTTCGCCCATACTCAATGTCGTTTACATCTTGTCCGGAAGTTTCCATTTTTGTACTATTTCCATAAGTGGTTGTATCTTCCCTTGACGGCTGATAAGTGCTCGAATCAAAAGCACTCACTTTTTCTTCCATACTGTCAGTTCCTGTGTTTGACGTAACGGATCCTCTGCCTGCTTGTAAGGTGTTTTTGTCCTTACCACCTGTTACAGTGTTTCGCTCAATGTTTGGAGAATCTGCCCAACTCTCCTGTCTGTCATAGTTCTCGATTGGATTGTACTCTTTTTTTAATGCAAGAAAGACCCTTTCAATGGAGTCCTGCCATTTTTTTGACCATGCCGGAATAGCTGACTGTTTCATAAAATCGCCATTCGGATAGAGTGGTTCACAATCACCATAGGATAAAAGCAAGCTGTCAATAAAGTTCTGTTTGTCAGCATCTGCCGGAAAAGTCATCTTGTCGAATAAGCTTTTATCATATTCATAAAGTCCGGCTATCGTAATTCTATACATCCCCATTTGTTACACCTGCCTTTTTGTAGTCTCTGATCTTTATGTTTAGTTTCAAAGTTGGATAAAGACTGTTTGTCATGTCAACTCCTGTCTGCATGGTTTCTAGCCATGTAGTAAGTCGTGTCACAGATTCAATGTCGTTTTTTTCAGTTTCCATGACATTCAACCGCTCTTTTTTATCAGAACCGACAGACGGAATCCCAACTTCTGTATCAAACTGGTCAAGAAGCTTTTCAAACACTTCAATTAATTCTTTTGAAATGAAGTTGTTTTTCAAATCTTTGTTGAAAAATTCAAACGGTTCTGAACTTTTCCCCCTCATGTTTGTGTTCTCATTTTCTTTTATTGAAACATCATACGCAACTGCCGGGTTACCCTCCTGCACTTGGTCATAGACTTTTTCCAGTGTTTTAGCAGCGCTTTTGTTTTTGGCAGCTATCATAAAAGCTAACTTGCTGTTGAATACGTTCATATCAAACGCAGAAGCTACCAGAGCCAATTTGTAACTATAATAACCGATAATGTCAAAAATTCCACATCTTGATGGACGTAAAAAGATCACGCTGCAATCTTTGCCAATCTTTAAATCCTGTAAGCTTATGATTGCATTGGTAGCATATGTGTTAATGCTTGCAAGCGTTGGCTTGCAATACATATCATATCCACTGATCGCGGGATACTGAGCAATCATTCCATATGCATCAGTATATGTGATTGCAATAAATCCCCCACCTAGCAGGCAATACTTAAAATAGTCAATGTCAAAATTTGCATTGTATGTTATATCAAATATAGAACACACTCTTTCATACAGCATACGATCAAACGTGTCAGTATATAGACTGTCTGCCTTGATTCCAGACGGTTGGAAGTAATTTGAAATGATATTGATTTTATCAAATCCAATCGGACACCACATGATTTTTCACCTCTTTCTATGTTTCATGTGAAACATTATTCATAATAAAATCCGCTATTCAAGTAGTTATTCACTGCTTCTTGATCTCCGGTAAACCCACTAATTTCTATGGATGCATTTCTGCATCTGAGATAACCGTAACACGTTGAAATCTTGCGACTGTTTCCATCTGCATATCCCTCACCTGTACCGTTTGGCTCTGTGCTCATTCTTGTATAGCATATTACGGATGCGTCAAGATTATTGAGGATTCCACCAACCGAGCCAATAGAACCAATACTTGTGACTTCCGGTGATAAAATGGATTGCGTAGTGTTAAGTACACCGGAAGATACACCGAGTGCATTTCCTGTCATAGCTGACGAGACGGTTGAAAGTCCACCAATTAATGCGTCACCAATGTTGACATTTGCACCTGCTATGTTTACCGGTACTGTCATCTGACATTGATAGTGTCCTATTACAGATGATCCAGATTTCAACCAAACATCTGAAATTCCGGAATAGGCGTCAAAGTAGTAGTCTGCTATTAACTGTCCATTATTCGTTTTTGTTATGTCAACCGGAATAACTCCAATGCAAGGAAGTTGTACAAAGTAACGACTAAAATTACCATTGTAAAAACGAAAATCTGTATTAGAATAAAGTGGATTAGTCAGTTCAAGATTATAGGAAAAATGAACCACCGGACTATTTGAAGCACCACCAATCAATAAAGCTTGTACACCGGAACGCCAATAGCCTAGATTTACATCATTCATTATTGATAAAAAATTACTTGAGCGAAAGGGTAGCCATTTTAAATCAATAATGTATTTTGCAGGATCGAAAAGAAACTTTGTAGTTGCGTTCTCAATCAGTTCTTGGAAGTTATCAGCCGTATACATGAAACTCACAATCAAACCTAACTGTTTTTCCGTAACATAGTAAGTTTCAACCCCTGCCGCACCTACGACACGCATGATATAGTTACCGGCGTATCCATTAACAAATACATTGAGAGGCCGTGCAACGATAGTGTCCTGCTTCTGCCAGTCCTCAGTGGGTAAATAAAGCGGATCATCAAGCAAAGGGTCTTGATGATTTGATCGCTCAATAAAGCATGTATATTCGCCTATTTCATTTTTATAAGTTGCCAAGATGTCCTCAGTACAAGTTATTTCCGTCTGTCCTGCGTTGATTGACGTAGTTGAATCAATGAAATAATAGTGATCAGCCCATTTGCAATAGTTAAACTGTAGCATATCGTTCATTGGTCTTTGCAAAATAAACGTAGGACTTTGAAATGTAGTTGTAATTTTTAAAAGGCAGGGGACTTCTGTCCCCTGCCTTGTAGGACGTTTTGTGCTGTTTTTTCTTTTCGAAAAATGATACAAAACTATTTCTGTCATGATAAGTAAATCTCCCCCTTTGAAGTAATGGCACAGATCCAACCGGATGGAATACGAACCCATAAAGCACCGGATTCATCCTGTTTCATGTCTTTGACCGTAACTTCTGTTCCTTTTTTCAAGCATCCATCGGAATAAGCATGTTTCATAGCATCCATTGTCAGCTGTGAGTATTCTTTGATCTGACCCCAAACGCAAAATCGAACATGTAAATGATCAACCTGTGTACGGTAAGTCCGTCCTACTACGTATGATGGACTTGAATCCCATACCCTGCGGACACAGACAAGATCATGCCGGCGAGTTACAGGAGAGATCACAACTCCTGTGCCTGGATTATCTGCCGTGTTTTTACGACTGCCCCGGCTTTCAATCATTTTTCCATATCCAATGTAAATGGCACAATGAGTAACAGGAGATCCGAAGAATAAGAAATCACCGGGCTTCTGCTGACCAACCGGAATTCTAACACCCATGTTTGAATAAGTTGCCGCGTTATATCGTCCAACCTCTGAGCCAGCTGTCCTCTGGATCCAGTAAATCAATCCGGAACAGTCAAGACCCTGTGCAGGGGTTGAGCCACCCCACACATAAGGAGTACCAATTAAATTATGAGCATATACTACAAGTTCATTTGCTGTCATATAGCACCTACTTTCCAATTTGTTCGATTAATGTGTTCATTTTTTCCAGAGCGATCGTGTTATTTTTGATTACTTCTGAAAGCGTGTCAACTTCGTTTTTGTGTTCTTCGTTGAGTTTATCAACTCTTGCATTCGTCTGGTCGTACATGTATTTGACAAAGTATGCCATGCCAATACAACAAACGATAGGGAATGCATAGTTTCCCAAAACTGTTAAAATTGTGTCTGTCATGTTTTTATTATCTCCTTATAAAATAATCCTGATTATAGGGCGATAGAGGTACATTGTCAATCATGATTACTACTGTTGCCACTACTTTCGGATTATTATTTACTAATTTGAACGTACTAGCGTTTGGATAACCATTATAGGATTCAAATTTCAATTCATAAATTGTACTAACTGAATTTGTTGAAAAAAGTTCATAATCACCATAAAACAATGTAACATCTTCATTTTTTGTAGTTATTACAAGCCGTCTTACTCCGATGGATTCAAAGGGAAAATTTACTACGATCGAACCGCCAGCCGGTACATTTTGTCTTGAATAAAACATTATGCTCCCCCCTCTCCAATCACATAAAGGATTCCGTTATGAGTGAAATTATTCCAGTAGTTTTTTCTGGAATGAACGTACATGTTATAGTAGCCACCCCGGCTATTGAAAGGAGTGGTAGAACTGTAGTCAAACTGCCAGTTGACACCCATTGCACGACGATCATAGAGAACACCAAGGACATAAGGTAAGTTTACCTCTGTTTTTGCCTTTTTTGCCTCACCATTCTCTCCAATGATGGATGGTGTAATCTGGATTGCTGATTCGTTATCGGCGGACTGCCACCAATTGACAAGTTCTTTGTTCTCGATCTGTAAATTTTTATCATCAAACACATACGGTAACGTCTGAGTTTCTGAGTTGATCCAGAAGCTCGACAGCATCATAAGTCGCTGATTTTCTTTTCTTGTGAATCTCAAAAGTTTTTCAAACCCTGTAATCGTAAATCTGTACTTAGTTGATCTCTCTGTCAGTTTTTCAGAATCAAGCTTGATTCGAGCAACCACGAACGGCATAAACTTGTCACGGTGTTCAGAAAGCAACTGTTTTCTTGTATACTGTGTTCCATTCTCTGTGTTGAACTCATGTGCAAGGTCAACTTCCATACCAAGAGCTGATAAACCTGCCATATAGTTGAGCATGGTTGCACGACGTTCACTCTCACGATCCGTCTCAATGTCATTGCGAAACTCAATCATAACTGCTTCGTAAAATCTGAGGAATTCCCCCTCACTCGAAAAAGCAGTTGCCAGCTGGTCACGAAACCGTGTGATTGATCTCTGTAAAAGCTTTGTGCCGTAGAACTTGAGTTCAAGCACTTTCGGCTTATGAATCTTGTACATGTCGATAGATTTACCATCATCCAATGTGTTCGGATTCTGCTCTGTATTCCAATCATCAGACTGTTCAGCGTCCATTGACAGGGACGTAATTTCGCGAACGATACCCCCCCATCGAACATTTGTCTGCTCAACGGTCTTTAATTTACCGGTATAAGATTCATTTGAAAAATAAGTATATGCAAATACTGTGCTGATTGCATTCAGTGTGTTTTCTACTCCTGTACGTAACAGTGTTTCCCCTACGGAAACAAAAGAGCTTGTGTCAGTCGCTACAAGATTAGAACGTCCGGTAGCCTGTTTAGCAACGGAATTGATAAGTGTATAGGCATCCTGCGGGGTTAAACTATTTACTGCCAATTTAATTCACTTCCTTTCTAATTCATGATTTTCATCATATCGTTAATAATGTCTGATTCTGTTCTTGGGGGATTTGTCCCCGTTTTCCCTGTGTTCTGGATGTTTGACGCCTGAATCGTAGCTGTTAATTTATTGATAGCATCAAGAACCATATCATTCTGATTCTGGTTCTGGTTCTGATTCTGGTTCTGGTTCTGATTCTGGTTCTGGTTCTGGTTCTGGTTCTGGTTCTGATTCTGGTTCTGATTCTGGTTCTGGTTCTGATTCTGGTTCTGATTCTGCCCTGCAAATCCAAGAATTTCAGATTTTGAAAAACCTGCATTTGCGAGTGCAACTACTTCTTCGATTTTCATTTTTGTTTTTTTTCTCCTTTCTATTGAGAAAAAAACGGATGTTAAGGGAAATATGAAGGAAATAAAAAAAAATTAAGGGAAAACTTGCGGGTAATCATCCCTATAGCATCCGTTTCCGACGGTTGATGTAGCTGTTTTCCCTTAAAATATATATATCACAAATTGAAAATTTTATCAATATAAAATTTTACGGTTAGGTTTTGATATGATATTCTACTACTAATAATATAGTTATATATCCATGAATAATAGTATTTAAACTGTGATTTTCCCAACTCACTGTCAGGAAAAATATCTTTACACGTTCCGGAAATATGATCGCTTATGTAAAGTTTAACTTCTTTTTTGTGTTCGTAAACTCCAATAGCCCCAATTACACAAATCAACCGGTAGTTTCTCAAATCTTCTGACTTTATAGAACTCGTATCATCATATGCAAAGTCATTGTCAAGAGACATTTTTTCAAAATCTGTACTTCCGGTAAGAGCCTTATAAAGTGCTGTCTTTCTTTTCTTTTCTGAAATGGGGCTTTTATTAATCAAAATAATGATTATTCCACGGTCTTTTAACATGGAAAACTCCTGTCCGGACTTCTTCATTTTTTCCAAGTTCGGAAGCAATCCGAAAGACTGAATAAGCGGGGAATCAAGTGTGTTACTATTTGAAACGATCCACCAACGAAAAGGTTTTTGACCAAATAACTCACGGTTGGCAGAAATTGTTTCCACTCCGTTTAAAAAAGCATCCTCTTCTCCTTTGATTCTTTTGTCAAGCTTCTCCGGGATAAACTCGTCATAGATTCCTTCCGAAAAACCGGATCCAGAGAATCCCCTATTATTCATCAGACTAGTAAGACTAAATGCTTCTCCATGATAAACTTCCTCTCCTGCTTCATTGATCTCTTGCAAGGATACCCGGCTTTTTTCACCCTTTACCTTTTTGAAAAAGAAATTTCTGTGAAGATCGTGATTTATGTCAATCCACGGATTCATTGTATCAATCAGAACGGAATCTATTTGAGTAGTTTTTCGTCTCATATAGATTACTTTTTCATTTTTTGAAAAAACATCTTCAATGAAATGTTTAAAGATTCCATAGGTTTTTCCGGTGCGACGAGCACCTATAATAAAGATAAAATTTATTTCATTTTTTTCACAGGTATTCACGATTTTTGGGATATTCAGCCATCCATCTTTTTCGTATATATTCATTGATACTCCTTTACTGAAAAAAGGTGTACTAAATAGTACACCTTATATTTTTTATGAAAACTGCTGTTTGTTTGAGCTGCCAGAATCCTTGCAGACTTCATTGTATTTTTTAATACAAGCTTTTTCTAACTGACTTGTAAACTCTTTATCCATTGAGTAGACTGAATCATGATAATCACCGTCTTTACTTTTGGATGACGGAAACGAAAGGAATAATTTGTTTGAATACTCTACAAGTCTCAACCCCCTTATTACAAGCGTTTCGTCAAGACATAAACTAATAAAAGCCTTTGTTTTACTGTTGCCATCATAAGGATAGCAATTGATTTTGATAGATGATTTTAACATGATATTTTCTCCTTTTATTTACATAATCTTCTTGTTGGTTCAACCAGTTTCCAATTTGATGGTGCTGTCTCTTTTATAAAAATACAGCAATCATCACTATCAATGAGTGGGCATCCCTCGCATGTATTGTCTTTTGACGCACAATAATCTTTTATAGTAAGTAATGCATCATATAATTCATAAATTGATTTCATTTTTTCAAACTCACCTCACATTCTACTAATAAATTATATTCACTTGGGGCTGTGAGTAACTGCGTGACGTCATAAACATACGAGTCATTTTTTCTTAACAATGTATAAACTTCTGACAGATATTCTACATCTACGGCTCTTTTGCATAAAACACCGTTTATGTACAGATCAAAACGTCTTGAACATATCATACTAGATATTTCAGAAAAAGTAATATGTTTATGAATAGGGGTTTCCGTATCTTTATAAAACACACCAATTGTATCATTTATGCAATCAGATAATGTTGGAACTTTATTAATAAAAATAAGCTCACCCGGATAAACGTACTCTTCTTTATCTTCATCAACAAAAGTTGATTCATAAGTGGCAATATGTACAGTAAACATATTGCTTGCGTCACCTTTTCTTTCTCTTAATTTGATTCTACAAGATTTTAATTTAAACATTTTTTCTCTCCTTTACATATTTGCTATTTATTTGTTCAAGATCATAGTACCAGTTTTGCATATAAAAGTCAACAGTTTCATAACAAAGTGTTAAAGTCAGACAGATTGATTAATTGTCAGAATTGTCAGAATTGTTTCTAATTTTCACACAATTTGTATAATTGTCTGACAAGTTGGGGAATTTGCATGAATTGTCATATCTTCTTGAGCTTTTTTAGCATCATCTTCTGTGATAGATTT